CATCATTGACATGGTAGCAAATGACATTGAGAATCCGGACCGGATGGCTATCTATGATGTCAAGTACACCGAAACCAAGTACGATGACCGGTGGAACGGATGGGCAGACCTTGAGAACAAACTGGATTCCAAGCGTCAGGCAAGGCACTACATCCACCTTTACCACCTGAAGCATGGGGTGTACCTTCCTTACTACTTCCTTGTCTTTGGTAAGTCCGGATGGTGCAGGGTAATCAAGTGCGTAATGACATCAGAGAGCCTTAATTTGCACGTTCAGGAGGTAAGCACGGTAAGAACTAACTTATATTCATGGGAACGCCTTAAATGGCCTGCTTTGCCTTCCTACGACAAATGCCGTGATTGCTATGTTGCTCAATATTGTAAGTCTGTAAAACTGACTCCCGATGTGGAACAATATGAAGTATAGGGTAAAAGTTTATGCCGAGATGGACAAAAAGACCCTATTGGATGACATCCAACTTATATCATTCATCCGCAATGATGCAGCCGCAAAGCACGCCCTGCACAGCAATGCGAAGAGGATAAGCACAAGGGAGGTTACGCCAAAGGTCTATGAGTCAGCCTTGCACTTTACGCCATATTTCAGTTTTTTTCACGATCGGCAGGTATTTTTAGAAATTTATTTGCCGAAAGTCGATATAGCGAAGTATCTTTGGTGAGACATACAGCGTTCCGCAGGCATCTTGCCCATGACTGCGGGACATATCGGAAACGATTACCCGACAACGGGGTTACTTGGGCAAGAGGTAACCCCGTTTTTTATTACATAAGTCGGTGTTTTCAATAGTTCGACCGACTGGGGCGGCATCCCCGAAAAACCTCAAACTTTTTTGGTATTTAGGGTGCAAACCTGGGGAGGATGGGCAATGACTTCGATGTGTCAACCCTTCAATAAAAAAGCATCGACCCGCTATGGTCAAAAACTTCCCCTTCTATCCGCTGTACGAGCGTTGTCAATAAGCCTCGGTATAGCACTTAATCAGATTAGCACCCTTTTTTAGGGTTTCTGATGGGGATGGGATAGATTAAATGCCTGCCAATTCGCAGACCTAAAAGGGATGCTTAAATAGACATCGTATGCCCTAAACACAATAAAAATGACAAAAAACCTACTTTTTAGCGACCTTCCGTTTGATTCAGACAACTTTAAGATAGCTTGGATGGATTGGGAGCAGCACCGGAAACTAATGAAAGAGCCACTAACAGAAATATCCCGAAAACGGCAATTAAGGTTTCTTGCCGGTCTCGGAGAGGAGATGGCAATACAGAGCATTGATAACAGTATCAATTACAATTGGACCGGTCTATTTGAACCAAAACCCGTTAAGTGGCAGTTAGAACCTAAAATGTATCCTATCGCAGTATGGGATGGCAAAAAATACGGACAATGAAAATAATAACATCAGTATCAGGAGGCAGAACATCAGCGTATATAGCTGCAAATTATCCATCAGATCATTTACTTTTTTCACTTGTTAGAATAGAAGATGAAAGGTGTAGATTTCCTGATGAAACATTAAGGAAAAGAGTTGAAGATAAAATACAAAAACCTTTCATTGCTACTGCTGAAGATGATGCTATTATTTATACAATGTTTGATCTTGAACAGTTTTTGGGCAGAGAAATTAACTGGGTTTCAGGTATAACATTCGATGAAGTAGTAAGTACTAAAGGTGGTTGGCTGCCAAATAAATTGCATAGATACTGCACGGTAAATATGAAAATAAAGCCAATATTTGACTGGGTTATGGAAAATGTTAGTGAGCCTGTAAATATGCAAATAGGATTTAGAGCAAATGAAGTAGAAAGGGCAAATGGTGTATCCAAAAGATATAATAAAAATGGATTTTTGGAACATCAAATGATTGTAGGTAAAACTAATAATGGTAGAAATAAATGGAAAACCGTTGAATGGGCAAGGCATAGTTACCCATTAATTGAAGATGCAATTTATAAAGATACTATTCTGAATTATTGGAATAATAAGCCTGTAAGATTTGCGGAATATAATAATTGTGTTGGGTGTTTTCATCGTAATCCTGCATTTTTGAGATTCATGTATCAAGAGCATCCAAATAAAATGCAATGGTTTGAAGATCAGGAAGATAAATCCAAAAGTTTTTGGCTTGACATAAACGGAAAAGTAGTCCCATATAAAAAAATTAGAAATATGTTGCGTAATACAACATTATTTAATAGTGATTTCACATCTTGTGATTCCGGTTATTGCGGAATGTAAAAACACCAAGATGAATTACCAAGACGGATTGCACTATAACAAAACACTTGAGCAGTATGTCATTGGCATCTGCATTCTTGAGCCTTCAGCATACGATCAGATTTCTCCCATCCTATCTTCCAAGCAATTCTATGATAGTCGTAACGCCAAGATGTTTGAGGCTATTGAAGGCCTAAAGAAGGAGGATAAGGTCATAGACTTAATGAGTGTGGCTGACCGGTGCATGCGCCATCTCAAGCTTGATCGGACAATTCTTGGGGAATTGATGGCGTGTACCAACATGGTGACATCATCGGCATCTGTGATGCAGAATGCCTATGTGCTGTCACAAATGTATCGGATGCGGGAGGTCATAAAGATTACTTATGGCGGTATACCGGCTGACATTGACCCTATGGATGCCATTAACCATCTTGAACAGCAACTGAAGGCATTAAGGACGGAATCTATCATCAGCACAATGGCACTACCGGATGCCATTATGAAACTGTACAAGTACCAAGAGATGGTGCAGACCCAGGACCTAATGGGTATCAGTACCGGTTTTAAAAGCGTAGATGCCGCAACATCCGGATTTGTGGATGGAGGACTCTATGTGATAGCGGCACGACCTTCAGTAGGTAAGTCAGCGTTTATGGGGAGGAATGTCCTTGGAGCAGCAATGTCCGGAAAGGCGGTAGGCATCATTCAGTTAGAAATGTCAATAGAGCAGACCGTAGCCAGGATGTCAAGTCTTTATTCAGAGATACCCTATCAGAAGATAATTACCGGTTTTCGGTACGATGAGAGCGTCAGGGATAAGTTCTACTCTGCCATGAATTCCATGAGTAAGTACGAGATCAACATCAACCCATCTATCAACCTGAACATAGAGGCTATCAAGTCCTTCAGTTATGCCATGAAGAACAAAGGCAAACTGGATATTCTTTTTATAGACTATTTGCAGTTGATAGATCAGAAGGGGGGTCGCTCCCGTGAGCAGGAAGTAGCCGCCATCAGTCGGGGACTCAAACTACTTGCAAGAGACTTATCTATTCCGGTCATAGCCTTGAGTCAGTTGAATAGAGGTGTGGAGACAAGGGCCATAAAGAAGCCGGTATTGTCCGACCTTCGTGAATCTGGTGCTATTGAGCAGGATGCAGATACTGTCATGTTCATACATAGGGATGAGCAAGTAGGGATAGAGGTTGATGAACAAGGCAACAGCACCAAGGGAACTGCTGAACTGATTATAGCAAAGAACCGGAATGGTAGCAAGATGAGCATACCAATGAAGTTCGATGGTGAACGCATGAAATTCTACGACAATGACGAATATCTCAAAAGTATCGGAATCTAACCTTCAGATACAATGCGTCAAGTGGTTCGATCTGCAATACCCTAATTGGTCGCAGTTCCTATTCCACATTAGAAATGGGGGTAGCATGAAAAGTGCAAGGGAGGGACGCAAGTTCAAGTTGATGGGAGTGCGGAAGGGAGTGCCTGATCTGTTCCTAAGCATACCTAATGACGAGTTCCACGGGTTCTACATAGAACTAAAGAAGCCAGGTGGTAAGCCATCCACAGAACAAGTGACATCCGGATTAATGCTTGAGAACCTTGGTTACAAGTTTATGATCATTGATGATATTGAGGTATTTATGACAGAGATTAAAAGATATTTTATATCAATATAAAATAATATAGAAATTATTTGGATTATTGATTGACTTCACATAGTTTTGTTGTGCATTGTGATTTAAGGATTTAGGGTTTTTTGATGAACAGAACCCGCCTAATGTTTCTACATATGGGCGGCAAATAGTCGGGTGGCAGAGTGGAGAATTGCAAATACATTGGGTTAGCGTGTGTACAGCGTGACCTAAAAGAGACCCCAATGTTTTCAGGTCTGTTCGATTCAGACCCCGACTGCAAGTGGAAGATGATGGGTGCAATAGTAGGTTCAAATCCTACCGTCACGTAGGTGCGTCCCCAGTGTAGGTTGCACATCTTCCACAAATTTGGTGTTTTTCATAGGTTAGCAATCGACAACCGGCTGTGTTTCTACACGGGCCGGCTTTTTAAAACGAAAGCACATGGATAAATTAATGTTGGTCTTTGCGGTATTGCAGATGTTGGCGGTTGCCATACTCTGCATAGTATTTATCAAATGGGCATTGGATGCCTACAAAGAATCAGATCACTATGCTAAACGCATTAAAAAAGGTCGTTGGGATGATTGAGGAATCGGCAAATCCGAACCCCCTTAAGACCCAGGAAGGCGGTAGCCACTACAAAAACATGAATATACAGCCGGTTGAGTTTATACACAAGAACAACATAGGATACCTTGAAGGCTGTGTGATAAAGTATCTGTGCAGGCATCGGGAGAAAGGTGGATTACTTGACCTGAAGAAAGCAAAGCACTACATTGACTTGATCATCGAACTTGAATATCGTAATCAACTGTAAATTCCAAACAAATGGCAGAATTCAATCTTGAGACTTACTTGGAGTCTATCCCTGAATGCAAGGGA